AAAGGAAAGCGACCCCGTATGGCAGGGAGAAGAACAGCAGTATGAGAGCGCGTTGGATGGAATGAAGTCCGAATATCTCTCAAACGCTGTTTATTACGATCATTTGCCAACATGGCCCTAAAATAAAAGTGTGGCTGCTAGAGATCTTGTCTATAGGGACTTTTCGGGTGGAACCAATGCCAGAGACTGGCCTTCTGAGCTTTCTCCGAATGAATTCCCTTATTCACTCAACGTAACGATTGACGAGCGAGGATATGCTCAAAAACGTCTGGGATATGAAGATCGTTATGGAGCGGCCATTGGTAGCGGGGTAGTAAGCAATCTTTTCTATTGGGCGACTAGCAATGCAATTGTGGCTCAGATTGGGTCAAGTCTGCACAAGGATGGGGCTGCCTCCTTTAAAACCTTCTCCACCTCTGACCGCTGTGGAATGTGCGAGTTCGCAGGGAGTGTTTTTATTACTCACCCAATTGATGGTTGCTTCCTTTATGACGGAGTAACAGTTACTGCCGTTCCCACTGGGCCTAAGGGGAACTCCTGCGCCACCTGGCAGAATAGGGTTTGGGTCAATGATCTTACTGCTCCTCCGCGTCTGTGGAGGAGCGATGTAGGAACGGCGGCTACGTTTGGAGTAGGAAACTTTACTGATATTAGAGAAAAAGACTCTGCTCAAATTCGTTGCATCACAGGTTCTTCTGGCCTTGATATCGCAGGTCGTCCTGGTTTGCTTGTCTTCAAAGATTCTTCTGCCTACAGAATTAATGATCCCTCCACGGGCGGATACCAAACTATTGATCCTTCTGTTGGCTGCGGAAGCAATATCGGCGGCGTTTCGGCATACGGACGAACCTATGTAATTTCCACAAGAGGAATTTATTCCACCGATGGTCTGTCCCCCTGCCGTGAAGAGAGCAGACTTATGGAACCTCTGTTTAATAAATTGCAGATCAATCAGTCTCGCCCAGATCTATATTGCGCTGGTCGATATCAGGACAGGCTGTGGTTCTCATTGCCTAGGGCTGGAGCTTCTTCTAATTCAATTGCTCTTGAATATCACCCGGAAAGCAAGTGGATTGTCGCTCACACTAATGCTGCCTCTGCTTACGCAATTCTTACGCAGACTACTGACCTTGTTTTTGGATCTCCAACTACAAATAGGATTTATAACCTAGCAAAAGGAGGCTCTGATGCTGGAGTTGCTATCTCTTCTGCATTTCAGACCAGATGGGCTGAGCCTGCTGACGGAAGGAAAGGGAGGCTGAGAAAGGCCCGATTTGTAGGACGCGGAACTTTCCAGGCTGACTATTTCAAGGATTATCAAAGCGGGCCTTCACAGGCGGCTAGTCAGGTAAATATTAATCCTGGAGGCCTTGTCTGGAATGAGGGGAACTGGAATGAAGCAGAATGGGGTCCTCTCTTCTTTCAGTCTTATCAGACTTTTTGGAGCCTTGGAACCTGTAGGGCTTTGTCTGTATATATCAGCGAAACCTCATCTATTTCTACCTCAGGACTAACGGTTGCTGGTGGAGTTGTCCCTACGGAAATTGGGGCCTGGGAGTTGGCCTACATTGATTTCCTGACTTATGACCTAGGCACCTTTTAAACTGTAGGTAATGCCAACAGTCTCTCTTACAGACCCTGCTCCTCATACTAATGCAGACGCAGGAGTAATTGCAACCAATAACGGGAACCTTAGAACGCTTCTTAACGGAGGAATTGATGCTGCAAATCTTCTGGGTACTCCTAGCCTTGCTTCTGGAGAAGTTCCTGTATGGAATGGCTCTCAGTTTGTTAGATCAACAGTTACAAGGGTTGGCGCAACGAGCCTTGGGTCTGGAACTCCTGATTCTACTAAATATCTGAGAGGAGATGGTTCTTGGCAGACGCTAACCATTCCATCAATTGGATATGCAACTACTTTGCCTGGATCTCCTACAGACGGACAGGAAAGTATTCTGGTTGATTCTCTAACCGTTCCCACTTACCAATGGAGATTCAGATGGAATGCTGGTTCTGCTAACACAGATAAGTGGGAATATGTTGGCGGAACTGCGGCAGTTACAGAAACTCCTAACGCAGACCTTTTGAATGCCAATGCGGTTTATACCACCATTGCTAATGCAGGTCCTAGTTTTGCTCTACCTCGCGCAGGCGTGTATACGGTCGAAGTAGGTTGCTTCCCGAAGCAGACCGCAAATGCCCACTATTACATGAGCTATGACATTGGCGGGACAGGCGCTGTAGACGCCGACGCTTTTGAAGGAGACTGGGGTAACGGAGGAAACGGTACTGCTGGTAGCTTCGCACGAACTAAGTCTGGGCTTACCGCAGTGACTTTGACCGCAAAATACAAGTCTCTAACGGGAAATACTACGTTCGCAAAACGCTGGATGCGCGTTACGCCAGTTCGGGTAAGTTAAACTCTTCCTGCTCCACCCACTGCATAACGAAGAACATCAGGACTCTTAATTGGAGTAAGAGCAGCCGCCAACGGAGTAGACGGAATATCAGAAGGAGCAGGAGTTGTATCTACAGGGGGAGGAGTAGGAGCAGCCATATCGGGAGGACCGAGAGGAGTCCATTCGGTTGAAGATCCTGAAGGAGTATCGTATTTAATCCATACACCTGCCTGATTGCCGTGGTATTCAATATGTCCTTCCTGTTTTACTCCGTGGACACTAAAACCGTGATTAGCAGCATACTGTTGGGCTGCCGCAGAAACTGCATCGCCGGAATATCCTGCGCTAGCAAGCGCTGACGCAGAGCCTGCATCCCATTCCAGGCCGCTGGAATCAACCACAGAACCATTTGGCATAGATTCATACCCCGCCCTTTGAAGTGCTGCCTGAGTAGCTGCATCCAATTCCTGTTGTCTAGCAGTTTCCTTAGAGGTGAGCAGACCCGTATCAATCCCTGCTAGCATATCGCGCAGACGTGAACCAATACCCCCTTCAGCAGAAGCTCTTCCCTGATTCAATAGAGAAAGATTATTTGCGTACTCACCGGAATACAGCAAATTCTGAGCAGACATCGCCTCCTCAAGCTGCTTCTGACGAGCCGCAAATTCCCTCTGAAGCTGAGCATACTCCGACTCGGGATTCTGTCCCGCTGCCGTAAGAGTATTCTCATCGAAATTCAGGTCTTTACCCACTGAGGTAAGTCCAGAGGAAATAAGAGCATCCTTTCTCAATTGAGCCGCGTTAGTAGTGGCATTATTGACCGTCTGAGAAGCCAATGCCTGGATCTTGCTCAAAATGGGGTCATAGTCAAAACTTGAGTCAAAATTCGTCTGAGGAATTGAAGCTGCATTTACCTGCTTCTGCTGCAAAAGAGCAGAAGCCAAATCCTGCCCTCCAAAAGGAGAAGAGGACTCAATCCCAGAAACACCTCTCCGGGGCACTGAATAAGGCTGATAGGCCTTGGGATAGGTGTATGAAGTTCCATAGGTTCTCTTGCTCCCCGAGGGAGAAGATTTGGAACTCAGATAATTGGAGAGATAGGCCACTACTAGAATATTCTAGGTATGCCTTGGGGTGTTTATAAGCAAAAGAAGAAGCCATATGTTGTTGGTGGGTTCTCAGTCGTGTCTAAACCCAAAAAGCCGAAGAAGTATTCGGTTGGAGGTTTTACCCAGGTTTCTGGTTCCAAGGGCGTAGGGAAGCTCTCAGGGGGCGTAGGAGCGCCTTCTGTAGTCAACCGTCTGTTGGGGAATTCCGCTGCCGCAGGAGGCGTAGGGGCAGATACTTCGCAATATGACCCATATCCCTCTTATAACGATCCCTTCTCTGGGATGCTTGCCAATCTTGCTAGGCAGGAAGCTCTTGCCGAGGGTCAGCTTAAGGGAAATCTTGTAGGCCGTGAAGCGGCTATTAAAAAGCTCTACGCAGACCAGGTTCCTCTAGTAGATGCTAATTACAACCAGGCAATCAAAGAATCTGCTGCTGTCAATGATGCTGTGGCTAATCAGCTTCACTCTCAGGGAGATGCAACTAATGCAGATCTTCTTTCCAGGCTTGCAGGAATTAACGCTCCTCAGGGAGCTACAGATCAGGCCGCTCAGCAGGTAAAGGATTATTACGGCGGACTTAGCAATGCCAACTACGCAATGGATGCTGGAGATGTTCAGAGGCTTATTGGAGCATTGTCAGAAGCTCAGAATTACTTGGCTAAGCAGCCCGGAGTTATCGCTCAGCAGCTTGAGAGCGAATATGCACAAGCTATAGCTCAACTTAAATCTGATTACATGAGTCAGTCAACTGATCTCCAGGGACAGCAGGCCTCTGGTCTTAACGATTACAACTTGCAGAAGTTCGGCTACGAACAGGACCAAAAGAGCAAGCAGGCAGATGCTAAGGCCAAGATTGCTCAGGACGCTGAAGATCGTTATTGGGATAACTATTGGAAGCAACGTGATTATCAGCAGAAGCGGTATGAGCTTGCTGTGGCTACCAATAACAAGAAAATGCAGCTTGCAGCGCAAGCAGAGATGAAGAGACTTGATAGGCAAAAGGATGTTGACCTTGCAAAGATCAGGTCTAATACTCAGATTGCCACTAATGCTAATACAGTTAATCAGTCCAATATCAACAACCAGAGAACTACTCAGACCTCTGCGGCTAATAACGCTGCAAATAACGCTGCCAAGGGAAAGAAAGTTGTAACTGGAGCTACAGTCGTTAAGGCTAAGCAGGCCTCACTGAATGCAGTGTTTAATGGAACTTTCGTGAGAGATGGAATTGTTAACGACGGGAACGTTCAGGCCAAAGTCAATAACCAACTTCGTGCTTACGGGATTGATCCCTACTCAACTCAAGGCACTGCAATTAGGAAATGGGTGTTTTCTCAGCTAAACGGCAAGAAGAATCGACAGGGCCGTGTGTGGAAGTCTGGTAAAGATCGGCTGCCTAAGTAACTAAGATATAGCTATGGGACTTGGCCCCGCTCCTAAAGCAGCAAAGAAGAAGTCCAAACACCGAGGCTTTTTCGGTTCTATCGGCCACGCCATTGGAGGAACTTCTCGGGGTATTTATCACGGAGTAACCGGATTCCCCACTGGGGTCTATATGACCGGTAGGGCCTTGGGCCACGATTTGGCCCATCCAGATATTCATCATCCCCTTGGATTTGGTAAGCATTCTCACCTTGGGCCAATCGTAAAAGGGATGGCTAAAAGCGAGTATGATGCCTATCGGCATTTCGGCCGTGGAGGGGATTATTCTACTCCTATTTTCGATGCTCTGGCGCTTCTCTCAGGAGGCGGAGCAGTTGTAGGTAAGGCAGGGGCTGCATCTAGGGCTTTGAGGGCGGGAGAAGGGCTTACAGGGGCAAATAGAGCTATTCTGAGGAGCTACCCACACAGCCGCCAGATCCCTGGACAGCCCTATCGTATCCCTGCTTCTCCTAACCCTCTGATGAGGGGTATTCAGGTGGCTGCTCTGAAGAACCCCAAAATAGCAGGGAGAGCTTTGGAAAGACGAAATTGGCAGGCTGAGAGGTTTCAGCGTCAGCTTACTCAGGGAACAAAAACAGTTCCCTATAAAGGAAAGGTTCAACTTCCTCCAGGAGTAAAAGTTGCAGCCCATCAGGTCAAAAATAAGCCCAATAGAAAAAGTCCGCTCTGGCAGAAGACTTTGGATGCTCCTATGGATGCTCTAAGGCTTGCAATGTGGGCACGTCCTAGGTATTACGCACAGAACATTACTCAGACTGGACAGATGCTTGGAACTAATCCTTTTGCTGCTTCTAAAGCAGTTGGAAGAATGTCGAAGGTAAGAAAGAGTAATACAGGGCTTTACAAAGATCTTCAAAACATCACTGGAGAGGGACAGGCTCTTGCTTCTCAGGCTGGTCGCGTTTCTCGCTCCAGGGCTATGGAATGGGCCGGTAAGACGGCTAATGCGCCTGAGGCTCATATCAGAGTCATCTCAATCATGAAGGAGTTGGATAGAGAGGGATTTAAGACTGAAAAACAAATGGTAAGGGCAATGAAGGAGCTTAAGAGCGGTAAGCCAAGTTCTAGGGCGCTTAACGCGGCAATTAGGGCTAATGAAAATGTGGGAGACTTCGGGCGGCTTAGCAAAACAGAGCGCCAGTTTATGAAGGCACAGATTCCAATCTTCTACCCAATGTTTAAGGCTCTTACGCGATATGGATATCGCTTCCCGTTTGAGCATTCCATTCAGGCTGCTGCAATTCAGAAGGTTGGTAAGTCAGGTAAAGCAGAGCAGAAAAGACTTTTAGGAGATCTTCCATTCTGGGCGCAGTATCTTGTCCCGAAGGGGGCAGGAGATCCTAATGCAAAGAAAGGACCTAGGCAGGCTGTCTTTAATCCTGGAAATATTTATAACTTGCAGCCTGGAACCGATATCACTCGTCAGGCTTTTGAAGCTCCTACTAGGAAGGGCGGTCCTATTCCAGGAATTAATCTTTTGCAGGAAATTGCTCCAGCAATTCAGCTTGGATATGGAATGGAAACTGGAAAGGATATTCAGACCGGATATCCAATCAAGGGGCCAACCAAAAGAGCAGGAATTGATATTCCCCTTAACTTCCTGGCAAGCCTGCCTCTGAGTGATCTTGTTGCTATTTCCAGAGGACAGCCGCCTACTCATGTTCGTTCTTATTTCCCGCCGTCCACTTGGCGTCGTATTGCTCTGGAACTTGGTCCTGGACCTTGGGCCGTAAGTAGGGATCTTAAAACCAAGGAAACTACGAAACAGGCTAAGAGAGAAAAGAGAGTAGGAATGGGACGTAAGAAGCGGAAGCATAAGGCTCCTAATTTCTAGTATCCTATTAAAGAGCCGTTTTTAGACTCGCCGGGCTACGGCCTATAAAAGGGAGTCGCGGCTCTTTTACCTTTTAATAGACTCAGGCAGGACTCCGACCGCAGGAACAGGCGTTACCCCCTTGGTTAGAAGGTCCACTACAGCCTTCACAGCCGCAGACGCCCCTGCAACCACCGCTGATACCGCTAGGGCTTTCACTCCGTCGAAGTTCGGTGCGGCTCCGATTCCGGAAAGGGTAGCGATAAAGACCGGGACGAATGCGAATACAAATACTCTAGCAACTTCCTTAAGAAAGGTTTTATTCATAATCTTCCCCCATTGTATCAGAAAGTTTCCAGTGCTCTTCGATAAGGAATTGACAAATAGCCTTGCCTGCCAAATCGTGCAATTCTAGGTCTGCATCAGGGGCTACAAGCATGGTGAATTCAATGGGGTGTTTTTCGGGGCCAGTAAATGTCATGAATGAGAATTCCCCCTGAAATGTGTAACAATTCAGCATCCTTTCATAATCATATAGTGGCTACGAATAGATCGGGATTAATTCTTAGTTTGGCTAGGAGTCTGGGGATTCGTGATCCTCGGGCTGTACTATCAGTAGCCGCTCAAGAAGGACTTGGTGGAGGCATTGGAGATAGAGGCACGTCTTTCGGCCCATTTCAACTGCATGTAGGAGGGGCCTTCCCGTCCGGCATTCAGGGCAATAGACATCAGTGGGCCTGGAGTCGCCCTGGTCTTCTTTATGCATTAAACCGTATTAAAGTAGTTGCGGGTAATAGACAGGGTGCTGATGCCATTGCGAATATTGTCAATAGGTTTGAAAGGCCTGCTAACGCGCAGGGAGAAATTGCTAAAGCGCTTGCTTATTATCGTGGTGGAGGATATTCCTCATCCCTTAACGGCGGACCTGGGAGCTACCCAGGTATTGGAACCGCCTCTTCCCACGGAGACAATCGCGCGCTTCTCAATGCCATTATAAACAATCAGAGCCTTATTCCTGCTATTACAGCAATGCAAGCCTCGCCAGAGCAGGCGCAAATTCATCCACAATCTGCGCTCCCAACGACTGGAACTGTCCCTGCTGAATTGTTCTATCGGAATCATGCTCTGAAATTTGGGAAACACATCGGGGCGGTGAAGGGTCATTATGACCATGTTCACGTTGCAGAAACCAACCCTCAGGCAATGCTCGCCGCAATCTCGTTGGCACAAAGACTAGGCCTTCGGGTAGCTGAAAACCCTTACGAGGGAGGGGTGAATCCTGTTCATGTGAAGAATTCATATCACTATCGTAGCTTTAAAGAGAAATACCACGGGAAAAGACTAGGAGAGGCAATTGATGTTTCTGGACCACCTAAACTCATGGGTAGGTATTACCAATTGCTTGCAGCCGGAAGATGAGAAGAATAGACCGAAATACAAACAGTGGGACAGCGGCCTCTCGGAGAAGTCATACCGGAGCTGCTCAAATACTCAGGCCTAAATCACCGGCTCCCCATATATCTGGTAAACACCTTCTAATTCAGTTGGCAGATATCGCTACTGGATTGCCTACAATCATTAATGCAGCTAAACAAGTTCATGCAGGAGGAGGCGGTAGAGCGCAGCTTGCTCTTGCGGCTAGCACTCCAATGGGAAGAATTAAGTTCCCTGACTTTATGACACCTCCAGTTAGACCAGGAGGATATTCAAGAAGAGGAAGATTGGATCTTCTTAACGCCACTAGAGAGCTAGGAGGGGTTACTGCCTTTGATAAGGCTCATCCACGCCTAGGCCCTTCATATCCAATTGCAAAAGAACGCAAGCTTCTTGGCTACGGGCCTCCAGGCGGGGATTTCCTAAGTCATGTGGCTCGTCTAAATGATCCTGAGGCTAGCCGGGCAATGGTTGAGTGGATGATGCTTCATCACTACAGGCGTCCTAATTAGAAGTTAATTCTAATGATCTGACCTGTAGCAAAGCCGAAGCTTCTGCATCCCCATCCAGAGGCACATGCAGACCCCCAACCACTTCCACTACGGGAAAAGTAAAGGGTACAACCATATCCTCCACAGCCTGCGGATTCTCCAGTGTTTCCTAGAGTTCCAGAAACATTGCAATAGAGCGCAGGACTGCCGTGCGTACAGTAAACGTACACAGAGGCAGATTCCTTCTTAGCTGACGCAGGAACTGACAGCAAAAGGGCAGAAAAGATTAGGGCTACAAGGATTGAAAGTTTTCTCATACAGACAGTCTACAGGTTATTTTCCAGTTCTTTGTAATACTTTCTTACTAGGCCCATAAACAAAAGACGCGGCCAACCCCTGCCAGGATCGGTGTGATCGCCACCAAAAGCCTTAGAACACTCGGCATGGGTTGTCACCCCCTTTAGCCCTTTCTTAAGCAAATCTGCGGTGAGAAATACAGGAGGGATGTTGAACTTGTGACAATGTAGCGCTGTTTTGTAGGCCGCTCTTTGTAGTGTTTTGTAATGAGACTTCCAGATAACGAAAGACCACTTCGCAAACCCGCATTGTTCGATATGAAAACCGTGCTCATTAGCGCCGGGAGCGCCACGCGGAATGTCGTCGTTGGTAAGGCATCTGTAACACTCGGAATCGTCAACGACAAGATGGGTGTATCCAGCAGTGCTTGTATGAAAATAGTGAGCGATGGCACGGGCCGTTCCACCTTCTGTATCGTGGAGGACAATATACCGGATCTCTTCCGGATTCCTGTGACCATCCAGGGGTTCTCTGAGGTATTCTCGATTGCAGACTGCATTAATTGGAGTTGGCATTCCCTCTTAGTTTAGCACGATACCGAGCATTGCTCTCCTGACGGCCCTTCTTATTTCTACGGTAATCGGCAAGCCGTTTTGCTTCTTTGCAGACATTACATCGACACCCTCTGTTGTTGTAGGAAGCTATTCCGTGCTTTCTTTCCTGCTGCCTGCTCCGGGGCTTTCTTCCATCAGGTCTTACCTTGGGCTTATCTTCATATTCCTCCAAAAGGTGAAAATCAGCAATGCGATCTAGCCCTACACAGATCTTGTCTGCTAGGTAGTAATCAGTAAACTCAGTCCTCTCAGCTTTGATGCTCCACATACGCTTATGTGGAACGCCAGTAAGATACTCCAATTCTTTGGAGTTAAGCGTTTTAGGGATTAGTTTCTTAAGATCTGCTGTTTTAACATAACTTGCCATGATCTACCTCCACTAAGGTAACAAAGTTCTCTATGTCCACTTGCCACTCCGTCTGCTTAGAGCGCGTCCGAAGGATATATGCCGGGTGCCAGATCGGGAAGACAAGGGCTTCGTTGAGCCATGACTCGTTAATCTGACCACGAACCTCAGAGAACGGGAACGTGGGTAGGAATGCTCTTGTCGCCACGGCTCCCACGGTGAGGACGTAAATTGGATTAAGAGTTGATATTTCCTTCCTAAGATAGTTTTGACTACAAATGCGTTCTTGTTCATCAGTTGGAGTTCCTTTCGGATAGCACTTGACTGTATTTGTCAGGTAACATTTCTTTAGTGGTAATCCTGCTCTCAATAATTCACTTCTTAAGAGCTTCCCTGAAGGGCCAACAAAAGGACGCCCTCTACGATCTTCCTCCCGGCCCGGTGCCTCACCCAAAATCATCACGGGTAATCGTCCGGAGCCTTCACCGAATACGCATACCGTCGAAGCTTCTTTATGAAGAGGACAAAGATCGCAACTAGGGTTTCTTAGGCTCTTCAAGGAGCTTAAGCGCCCTGCCGGTAGCGATCTCTCGCCCAATCTTTCGACTCCAATTGTCTCGTTTTCCACACTTAGCCTCTCCGTAGGAAACTATCTTACCGTCTTCATCAAAGATCCAAGCTTCAGTTAGTCCTGCGTTAGGACGCGGCTCATGGCCGTTCATGTTGTCTTTGTGCTGATATCCACTCACTCCCTTGTACCTTCGGAAGTGAACGATCTTAACCGAATAGCCGTTAGGAACCACTCGGGTCTTCTTCAAGTTTCTCACCTCTTTCAATGGCTCTGAGCATTTCTTGTGCGTGTTTATCTGGATTGTTTCTAAGCTCGGCTGCATAAGCCTCTGCTGTTTGAGTGCCAATGGATTCATCCTTTCTGTTCTGAGGGATTTCGTCTAGATGACCCTTTTCAAGATGGTCTGCCCATCTAGGCAAATCCCATCCATGAACCCAAGTGCCATCCTTTTTCTTCTTACTAAGCAACCATCTGCCAATAGCTTCTTGTCTAGTCATCTCCATCTCCAAAAGTGCCACCATTTTTTAGGCAGTGTTCCAATACTAGTCAAAGCCGTGTCCCATCTTCTCTACGATCTGCTCAAGTGCAGTTGCAATTCTTACCAACTGAATAAGAACCTGAGGATCTACTTGTAGATTTACGTTGGTTATGGGGCCTGGAGCAGTAGTGACAGACGGAAACAGCGGGTATGTGCTTGTTCCTGACTCAGTATACGAAGGTCCAGTAGACATTACATTACCTCAAAAGACCTAACGATAAACTCGCCATAGGCCTGTCGTGGATTCCAACAGATGATTGGATTAGATGCTGTCTCTCCTGGGTACACCGGGAACGTTTCCGGCATAAGATCGCGCGCCTCCATGCGAAGAAGCATATCATCAGCCTCTTTCACAGAGGTAGGCATTTCAAGCTCCATTTCAAACTTCTCACAGATAGCGTTCATTACCCTTTCCTCTGCTTCCAAGTAGAACGGGCCGAAGTCAGGATGTTTCTTAATCGGACGTGCAATATCGCTCAAATATGCCTCAGAAGCATCATGTAGAAGACCCCACTTAGCATCAGATGAAAGGCAATATTGGCTGACCAACACACTATGTTCAGCAACCGAATAGAATTCCTTAACATGGCCTGTGAATCGACACTGATTTGCGAGAGCATGAGCAATGTCCTTTAGTTCGATATCGTCTGGATTCGGCTTAAACACATTGAACCACTTACCGGAAGCCAGGATAATTTCTCCAGCTTCAGAAACGTGAGTTAACTCAGATGGGTTGTGTTCTGTAATCATGTGTTTCCTCTCTTTCTAGAACCATTTCATAGGTCCTTGCGTAACCTGCAATATCTACAATTGAATCGTGGTGTGTTGGAGTCTGCACCAGTCTGGAAATCTTCACCAACACCATGTAGAGGGAATGGTGCAAGGGACCGGAAAGGGGGTTTACGCCTAGGGCATTGGCAGCACCTACAACCTTTTGAAAGTCATCGGCTGGATGCCCATAAGCCTCTCCCCTATCTCCCCCTACCGCTTTGTTAGCCTCTTCAAGAATGTTCATTCTTCTTCAAGAGAAAGCTGCATCAAAACGATTGCAGCCTGAATACGATCAGTCGCCGGTGGCGAAACACCATCAAGCGGCACTCCAGCAGCAATTTCAGCAAGAGTAGTTAGTGCTCTTTCTTTCATTTCCTGTGTAGTCATACTGTGAACTCCTTTCCGGCCACTACGCATGAGTAGCCCTTTGAATTTACGATTGGTACTCCTTGAATGTGCGTTGTTCCATTTTCAGGGTTTTGGAAACCTATTCCGAACCCCAGGCTCCACTGTCTACGGAGCTTAATTTTATGCATGTAATCGACCTTCTCGATATCTCCTAGCCAGCCGAATGACCAAGCCGGATAGTGCTTACCAAGGGCATCGCCCTCAATGGTAGCAGCGTAGCGATGGGTATGGCCGACAACTATTGGATGCTGGAACGTAGCGGCTGCGCGAAAGATTGCGTAGGGGCCTGTAGAGCCAACATCGTGAGTCATGTAAAGCTTTCCTACCTTGATATGTTCTTTGTAAGGAACGTATTCCCATCCCCTCAATTCCAAATTGAATAGCCGAGGGACAGTTACGGTCTCAAATAGCTCTGGGGCTGTATCCATAAGATATCTAGCCAGCCTGTCTTCATGGTTTCCTCCGATGAAGATCTTCCGTTCTGCGCCAAGGCTATCCAATTCATCAAGGGCCTTGTTGTCTTGTTCGATTTCTTGGTCAAAAGTATTCTCCCTTGTTGGATCTTTCTGAAAACGTGAGATCTTATAGAAGTCAGCTAAATCACCTAGGCATACCAATACGTCCGGTTTAAAGTCTTCCATTGCTGTCAGAAATAAACTCCAAGCCTTACGATGATGATATGGGTGATGACTGTCTCCGAAGAATGCGAATTTCTTAAGCGTTGTCTGCATACACTTTCTGAGCAAGACGGTTAAGAGCTTCTTTCCTCACGGCTGTCTTTGGCTCAGGACCGAACGAAAGACTACCAAGCCCGTGACGCTTCCACCAGCGGCTCAAAGTCGTTCGGTCTGCACCTCCAATCTCTGTAGCGATAAGGTCGAATGAACCATACTCTTCATACGCTGCTCTGAGCAGCTTTGGGTCTTGATACCATCTTGATTCCATAGGTGAGATTATAGCACAATCGTCAGCCATAGTAATACTCACTCAGCGGATCATCGAACCAGTGATGAGTCATATCCATAGCTGTGAGCAGTTTGTCTGCTACATCAAATGAGATACAGAAATCATCGTCGTCAAGCATCTTCATGATGATTTTCTTTGATATACCTGAACGTTCAGTGAGAACTTTGTGATGAGGGATTTCGGTGGAAGAGAGGAGAGGTCTGATGGACCCCGAAATATCGTGACGGACAGTGTTGTTCCCATAAAGTGGAAATGTTTTTCCATAATTCTGGACCCATTCCATATAGATTTTCCTGAAATGAGTTGCTGGAATTTTATCATTCAAATCACCTCAACTATACACGATGAAATACAACTTGTGTTTTATCTAGTTTTACATCTAGAGGGGGGTGTTTCGCTCCGAATCTGTTCTTGACTGTCCAGACCTGCGCGTAATCAGAATGCTCGTCTTCCCGATAGATAGAAAGAAGGACGGCCCCTTTTTGTTCAAAGACACCCGATTCCTTAAAGTCATGCATGGACGGCTCTTTGGGGAATTGTGGATCAGGACGACGTAATTGTGCAAGAGCAAGTAGCGCAACGTTGTGTGCCGGTGCCATTGCCAAAAGTCTTTTAACCTCCCTCTCAAGCCCCATACGGTCTTCATATTGGAGTTCATGTAGGTGGTCAATGATAACAAGATCGTGTCCCTCTTTCATTATCAGTTCGATTTCAGGTGCCGAGATATAGCTCTCAGTTACCTGCGCTTCATTGTCCCTAATCCATTGCTTGCATTGTTCTTCGTTGTCGAATTGTCGTGCGTATCTTTCAAATAGATCAGATGGAGTCATTTCCAGAGTTACAAAGATGGCGTTTTTTCCACACTCAATTACATGCCGCCATATCTGTAGAGCCAGGGCTGTCTTACCGCCCCCTGGGGGGCCTCCTAGGAGCATGGCCCGTCCCTTCGTGAGAGGCGGCAGGAAGCCATCGAACAGGTTAGGCAAGGCCTCACCGCTGTCTCCCGATTCCACCTGATCTAGCCATTCCTGCGCTGTAAGTAGAGGAATCGAAGTCACTCGACACAGCCTAGCGAACGTGTGCTATGCTAGGAGAGCAGAGGGACAGAGCCGCAAGTGATGCGGTCTTTTGCAGAGGGGGCCGAAAGGCCCCTTCTTATTGCCCTTGCAAGGAAATTTAATACTCAAGATTCTCAAGGCTTTCTTTGGTGACGATTTCCATATCTACACCGTAGGCCTTATTTATCTTCAGTCGGTCAGCAGTCTTTTTAGAGTTTCCATTAAGAGTGCATTGGAAGACCCTAAACTTCCCGTCTTTAACTGCCCAAACATCAACTGGAGATTTACTAGAAGCGCTTCGTGCGGCCATATAACCGTTAGCCCGGAGTCGGATGACAAGCTCACGCTCCAGATTTGCCCCTCTTCGGTATTGGTTAGCCACAATTTCCTCTAGTCTATCTCTGACAACACTCTGCTCCGAGAGGGCAATACTTTCCAGCCCAGGGATGAGTGACGTTTCCTCTCCAGTCTTCTTTGTCACCGTATTGCTCATAGTTGAAAACCATCTCCTTGTAGATTTTCGCTACGAATGCTAGAAAGTCCTTGCTCGGCGTACCAACATAGAAAGGGTGCGCGATGCTATCAGGTACAACAACCGGATTTGTTGAGTTTCTTGTGACCACATGGAATTCTCCTGGCTGTGGGTATTTGATTTGATAAATATTCATCTGCAATTTCCACTCAGGATTAAGCTCTGGTTTTCTGCTTACATATCCAGTGGTCTTTACATCGATAATTCCTCTGCTAGTTTCAATGTCTACATATCCAAGCAGCGGGATATCAACGCCCGGTATTTCAACCAGGATTTCCTGCTCAGTAGAAACCACGTCAAGGAACTTACCTACTTTCTCATAGTAATTCCAGAGCATTTTCTCTGCCCACTTCTTGGCAGCCTCTGGCTTGTCTTTCCAAATTATCTCTTCATTTTCGATGTAAACGCTTGCCATGCTCTCTTCAAAGAAACTGCCAGCAGGAAGACCAAGCAGCAACCGGCTAAGACCGAGATGAACCGCTGACCCGATAACCAGGCTAGAGCTAGAAGATCCACGAATACCACGAATATACACCTCCTGCCACTGCCGAGGGCAGCGTAAGAATAGAGAAATAGATGATGCGCTAAGGTGTTCTAGTGGCAGTGACACCATAATCCTCCACTATACGCCAAACATTGGACAAAGGAAACTTGATTACTTTTTCTCCGTCATATACACAGTAAAGATTTCCTTTTGTATATGTATTAATAGCTTCAATTTCTATAGCTTGAGAAGTTTCTATTAGATCAATTTTAACTTTCATTAGATCCTTTCTTCTGAGAGGATGCAGCCATCCCAATCACTTGGCATGAATTTTGCACCATCGTAAAAAACCTTAACGCGAGAAGATTTAACTCCCTGATTAATCAAATCATTTCTGAGATTG